GCTTGCCAACATATGGTCGTAAACTATCACTATTGCGTGTCTCTAGTTTCTTTTTACCATCCACGATCAAATCAGCATAGTCAATGTTGCCGTCATTGCGAACATTGATGCCTATCTCTGGTACTGTGAATTCACTGGCTCTCATTATCGTTAATCATCTCTTATATAATTGTGCTGTATCTTCTGTAAATCCAAGATCAAGAACTACCGGTCTATTATTATAGATTCCCCAGTTACTTGGATTACCGAAATCACCTAACTCAATAGTGCTTGACATCGCTAATTCTGCTAATTCTTCTGCGTAAGTACGGAAGATCATATAATCTTGTTCAGTTGGTTTGAATTTGATATTAGTTCCCATAAAATATACTTCTTTGATTTTTTTATCATCCATATCATAAGGACCTTTTTTCCCTACAAGATTTCTAACTTGATTCATGAACAAATACATAGTTGGAGTATGTAATAACTTTTGTAGTGTATCGCCCCTTACTTGTTTAGCGAGTTCTGTCTGTAACCAGACAGGACGCTTGTTTGCTTTATCATAATCAATCAATGGAATAACGATTGGTAATCTGCCACTATATCCATCTTCTAAAATCTCAACCTCTGCTTCGTTTTGTGCTAGACCTTTAGCATTCTTTGCTACTTTGAGTACTGTAGGACGACCCTCATAGTCGATAGTCATAGCGACACGGCTGCTACCACCGCCTAATCTTTTAGCACGATCAAGTGCATATTTCAATCTATTCTTGAAAGTCTGACGAAGGTTGAGTTGCTCTGCGTCCCAATCTGCTGGAAGTGGCATTTCGTTCACATCTTGCTTAAAATGTTCTTGGTGATACTCTTCTAGACTTAGTTCTTCGCTGCGCAATTCGTTTTTAAGGTCCCATAACTCTTTAAATAAACCTTGCTTGCGTATCGCTTTGAATGCTAGATTTTCTGGACCGAACTCACCTGTCTTTTCAAGACCTGCTTTGCGATAACGCTTGACGATATCAAGTGCTTTATCTACACGCTTTAGACTTCTTGTTTTGATCGCTAGTTCAATCAATTCACCTAACTTCTCATACTTCGCTCTTGTAGCAGACTGATCAAAGTTTGCTCTGCGCTTGATAGGCATCTTGATCCAGTCTTTCTTAAGTATACTATATTCACCTAGGCTATGATGGAGCTGGTTGCTGTCTTGCACATACAGTTCTACAGGCACACCATGCACTTTGATATCGTGCTTATCATTATATATGGTCTTTTTAGCGTTGAACAATTCTCTATAGACTTTATCATCGGGTAACTTATCGAAATCGACTAATATATGTAAGTCTAGATCACTATGGGGAGTATATGAATAAGCAGCATTGCTCCCGCTTATGGTGATGTCTTCTACCTTGAGGCTGCTCAAGCCTAGATAAGCCATGAAATCTTTTGCGATATCCATGAGCCTATCATGTACTTCAGGGTCTAATCTACCCTTGTCAGTCCATAATGCGGGGTTAAGTTCGTCATGAAACTTAACAGCATCGGCTAAATTAAAATTCTCAAGTTCTTTAATGTCCATAAGTGTATTTATAAAAGGAAAGGCCCCGAAGGGCCTTTCCGACTATTGGTTTATAAGGCGTCACCCCCGTCTAGTGCCCTCAGGCTGCTAGAGCATAAACGTCATCGTTTGCGTTTACTTTGTTTTGCTAGAATTACGTTCTTCGCCTGTCGGACTGTCTGTTCCGTTACTCTTTGCCCTGTCGAAACTAGTCATCCCCGTTGTTCTTTCTTCTGGGACACAGCCCCATCCTACAGCCCTATTCCATTCACGCTCAGTATAAAACAAATTTCTAGGGCCATAATCAAATAGTTCATTGGTGGAGATGGCGGGAATCGCACCCGCGTCCAAAACATCTTTCACTTCACTTCTTACAGTCATATAAATTACTTATCAAATTCAAACAAATTATTTGAATTTTCAAGGTAATTATTATTATTTTTTCTAAACACCCATATAGGTTCAATAAACACACTGTTCTTTTCTGCTTCTACGATAGCATGAGGTCTTGCTTGTAGTCGCATACCGATTTTACCTAGATAATGTGCGTTAGGATATGTTAATATATCATCTACCATATCGTCACATAGATTCAATCGTGTCCCGTTATTGATACGCGGCTCTATGATATTGAGCATCATAAAAGCATCGTCTTTTAGTGTATCCCATACGCTACGATTGACCTTGAAGAAAAAGTCATTTTTCCAACTATCAAATGATGGGTAGCGAACCCAACTTTGTGTGCTACTGTTGTTGCTAGCATAACGCTCAGTTTCATAGTAGGGCGGGCTTGTAAAGTAAAAGTCAAATGTATTTTCGTATTGTTTCCAATCTACATCTTCGCTAGGTAAATTATAGATAACCACTGTTTTGTTGCTACCAATACAAATAAAATGATCACTGTATTCTTTTAATACAGCAGTATCACAGCCCAATAGGTTTTCATATTTTAAGCATTGGTCTTTATATGTCTCGTAAACTTCAGGATTAGGATCACAACCTACATACAACTCAGTACCATATGTAGCATAAAAACCTGCTAATCTATCGCCCCAACCACAACTAGTATCTAACACTTTTCGTGCTTTATGTTTCTCATATAATGCCTTTGCGACACTAGGCTTGAATTGTGTAGCAGTATATGTACCTATACGAAATGCGCTGCGAAATGTGCTAGCATCAATGTCGCTATTTCCTAACGCTCCTTCTCGCCAGAAGTGCCAATTCATCTTCTCTAATTTTTCACGACTGTGCCATATGTCCCATGGACTATCGACAAGATTGCTACCACACTTCATGCGATTAGTTTGTTGGAAGTAATTGCTGACGCTATTATAGACATGCGACTTGTCGATCACGCCTAGTGGTTTATCAGCATACTTGTACTTGTAATCGAATTTCTCTAATACAGCATCAAAGTGTTTATACTCACCTAGCACACTTGTCTTACAGAACCGTTCGAACAAATCTACGAACTCGTTATAAGATATCTGCCTAGATGGAAAAGGAATATTGTTTGATATGATGTATTCTGCGAGGTTCTTTTTGATCACATCCTTGTCATGTGATTGTATGAACTGTAGCCAGTCTTTGTTCGGCACATAGGGTATGCCAAGACTATCGCTATGAAATTGAAAGAACTTCTGAATATTTGGGTCAATCATCAGTTGATTATAACAGATGATTTGGATGTTGTAAAGTCGCTTCGGCTTGGATTCGAACCTTGTCCTAGTCATATCGATCTGCACTTCCCACAGTACTGACCGAAGCTTTTTTCTGGTTTATCTCAGCACCTGCACTGTGCGTTGATCCTCAAACTAAGCCATCGCTATGCGACAAACACTACTCCAGAAGGTTGTGCGGCTGTGAGATTATTTATACTTTGCGTGTGTTTCCGTAATGAATGATTTTGTCGCCTGTGCGCTCAATCATTCTCCACGGGTCTATGACAGTTGCGTTCTCGGGAAAAGTAATATTACGGACATAATCGTCCCAATATCCTATCAGATAAACATCTGTCCAGTCTGTTTTTAAATCTGTGTCTCCGGTATGTTCATCGTAATAGTTTACATTGCCCATCTTGCCTTCTATATAATGCCCCACTAACATGCTTGCGCTACCATTTGTATAATGAACCTTAGGCTTATACGCTTTACCTACTATAGTGATGTTGTTACCATACTTCAAGCATGTCTCTGCCATGCGTTCTGCTTGCACTTCTCTGGCTCGCATGATGCTATCGAAAAGGTCATATCCTAGATTCAACCGCTGCGCTAGATAACGCAATGCTATGTTGTCACGAGGATGACATGCACCACCGTCTCCCATGCCTGCTGTCATGTATGCAGGTCCCATGATTCGTTGCGTAGAATCTTTCAATGCTTTAGTCACTACATCTACATTGATGTTTTCGTTAGTCTCGGCTACATCCTGTATCATGTTGACCAATGCCAACTTAGTTGATATGAATGTGTTGTAAAAAATCTTGATAGCCTCTGCTTCGTCCCATGTGCCTACTTCATATCGTGCATCGGGCCTGACAAAGACCTTGTAAAACTCTATCAACTCATGTGCATCACCTGTGATATCACCATCTTTAGTTCCTATGATGACCATCTCGGGGTTAACCATGTCTTGTTTTACTGTTCCCATAGCAATCAAATATGGATTGTACAAGAATCTAGCATTAGTGATATATGGCTGCAACAGTCTTCGTACTGTTCCCGGTAATACTGTGCTGATCAATACGACCAATTGATTTTGATTCACATACTTGTTGACTTCGATCAATATGTTCGTGACTATAGAATAATCAAAATCCTTATTTGGTAGATGGCTAGTAGGAGTCTCTCCCCCATATATAGGATCATGCGGTGTGGGCGCAGCAATGAATATGATATCTCTATCTTTCACGCACTCTTCTATGGATTTAGCCATAGCGAAAGCAGGGGTTCTATGTTCTATGTCATATCCTAGCACATCGTAATGTTGTGCCATGACTTCGGCGCAGTCTTGTCCTAACTTTCCTACGCCAATCATTGCTATTTTTTTCATAATTAATTTATAGGTAATTCGCTCAATCCATGTTCACGATCAAGATACTTCATCTCAACCTTTACAGGATTCCATTCTTTCAATGCTTCTACTACATGGTATGGATCTAATGGTCCACATGTATATACATCAAGTTGCATCAAT